GGTGTGTTCTGGGTTAAGAGCTGTATACCAATCTTCAAACATTGCTGAGGTTACTACAGCCTCTACAATGGCTCCAGACGAGTGTGCTTGAGCCGTACTACCATTCTGTCCACGAGTAATAGTAAGTGTGTTAGAGGATACGTTGGTTACTTTGACATATTCCCAGAAAGAAGTGTTCTTTAGAGTTCCAGATGAGTCAACTCGGTCTATGACTAGATAGCATACTGAAACTATACTTGAGGCATCAGACACATCCATTGATGCTGCGACATCCGAGATACCTGTTGATAGTGTTACTGATACGTTCTCCGTTACTGAAGGTCGTGGTAAATTTGCGCTCATGGTTATATTTTATCTTTTAATAGGTTGTTATTCAATTTAATTTGTGTTGTGTGTTATATTAAAACAATAAAAAGGATTGATATATCGCTATGATGTCGACCATTGCGACGGGATGAATCCTTTACCGAGATACTGCCCTTCTATCTGAACAGCTAATAATTCATATTTGTCATTTGCTCCAACGGTTGTGACCTCAAGTTGAACCGTTCTAGCTGCCTTGTTTACTCTAGTTCTTTTAGCTAGATCATTACTTGATTCAGCACTTCCAGCCCCGCCTGAAGTTCCCCATTTAAAAGTTCCCCATTTATCAAATCCCCAACCAACTCCAGAGTTAGAAGCGTTGATCGTAAAAGACTGGGCTGTTCCTACCGCTCCTGTTCTGGTTTCAAGAATAACGTTTACGAATGGCGTACCGGCAATATTTCTCCAGTTGGTGAATACATCTTTAATTTGTTTGAACTTGAAGGCATCGTCAAAGGATGACTTCTTGGTAAGTAGTGTCGTCTGGATTTTAACTCCCTTATCATTAGGATATGAAGTTGAGAAGTCGGTTACGAAAGTATCGTTGTTGTCTCCCCAAACCAGATTCTCCTTGTTATCACCGTCATAGTAAACCTCATAGATAGCAGGAACGGCGGGATATGAATTAGGACCCATCCAAGCTAAACGCTCTCGGTCATAAATAACTTCCTTTGAATTAAGCATTGCTCCACCAGCTGGATATGACAGACGATACTTGTTGTCTTGATATACGGCGCAGGCCTTCTCTAGTTGAGATGACGATAGAGCTTGAAAGATTGTTCTGATCTTGGCTGATAGTTCGTTGGTACGGAGAGCATTTCCGACGTAGGTAGCTTCGTTTCCTAGAGTAAAGACTCCCCTACGAGAAAGGAAGAACACGTCATTCTCGACGTGCTTGATGGTTCTATGAGACACGCACCCCACACCCCTCATAATCATTTTGACTGTTGGTATAACCAGTCCGTTGGCTGTGTCATAGGAAAATGTAACCTGCCAGATTGACCGTTCCTTAAATACAATTACACTATCCTGAAACTCTATCAATCCAGTAATATGGTCGCCAGAGTCTTTGTCTATGTCTACATGACCACCACCATAAGAACGGCTAAACTTGTCAATGTTTACCCCGCCCCCTGACCACGTAATTGCTGATGGCCTTCCCTCAGCTACCAAATTACCCAATATCAGTTTGTCTTTGTAGGTAATGGCGTATTTAGCAACCGGCCCTGTGGTTGTATCCGCTAACGGTGTAAAAACTAATTGAGACGGATCTGGCGCCCCTTTGTAGTCATACCTAAGTGTAGAGAAGTCAACTGAAGTAATATATCTCTCGTCACCTTGGTCAACTCCATAAATATTATAGCCAACCACCCCACTAGCAGGAGATGATGTTGTCCAGTTAAGCCTAATGGTTGTATCTGCTAAATCCTGTGGTGTGTTTGAAATTAAAACTTTATCACTTGCGATTGTCTCACCAACCGAGTTGGTAGCACTTACTCTAAATGAACGCTGGAACGTCCCAGATACCCCAGAAAGGTTGGTGGCGGTTAACCCTGTTGGTCTGCTTATCTGTGTGAATGGGAAGATTGTAGCGCCATTGTACTTGGTCAGATTGTTATATCCATTGACTATGTAGACATTGTTGAATGACTGCACCATTTCACAGCTATAACCAGAGGCATAAGAGTACCCGCCCACAGTTAAATAACTTGCACCGTTCTTCTTTACCAAAAACCCATTGTCACTAATAGCCAATAGTTCATTGACACCAGATACACCTGAAGCAAAGTTAACCCCCCTAAGTCCTCTGACCTGTTGAGAGCCTGTAGCGACTGAGGGCGATGTTAGAAAGTAGTTAGCTGTTCCTTCACGCTTTGTAGGCACACCTTGACCTACCAGTTTAAGGTTATCAGCCTGGGCTAGTTGGTTATCTTTAATTTCTGTTTGTCGAAGTAGGGTGTTCAATCCACCACGGAAATTATTCCAATCAAGTTGAACTATCTTTGGTGGTGTGAATTTTGGCTCTCTTGTGTCGAATCTCATTGGCTTTAATTTGAGCCAACTCTAAAGTTTCTTAGAATAGGCGTTTGTACATAACGGTCTGCGTAACCCACTCCTAGATTGTTCTCATTCTCAATCATACGAGCAAGTAATTTTTCAGACTCAACTTTAGCCTCTGGAAATCTACCATCTTCTCGACTCTTATAGATGTAATACAAAGCTCTCTGAATGATAAAGGTTGGATCTGGACACTCGGTTATCTGACCAGTTGAAGCTAGAGACGCTGGGAAGGCATAGTAGGTGAACTGTACAGATGCCCCAGAAGCCAACGTGGGAGCGTTGATGACCATTGTATTGCCATCCTTATCGTTTCCAATCACGTTTACAAACTTATCTGAGTTCAGATTCATTTCGTAGTTGCGGTATGGTGCGATTATTGGAAAGTCTGTATCGGTGACACCATCGTAGATAATCTTGGGGAATCCCATCATCCGGCGAAAGTTGGACGGCATGGCATAGGAAGCATTGCCTGTAGATGTACTAACAACACCATGATGAACCTTAAGAAGCTGTTTCCAGTCATAGGTATCAGCCCAGTCAAACAAGGCACGATTAATTGGGAAGATACGAGATCCCCAGTCCGCACTTGAACTGGAGATCGTCGCATTTCCATCTATCTCGAATGCTATGTGAGTCTGTATATCCTGTAGATTCATAATAATTTGCTACTAATCCAGCAGCAGATTATTAAGCGGGTACTGCTGCTCCGTAGATTGCGGCTGCTTTAAAGACAGGGATGTATCTAGCCTCGCCGTTAAGCTCGACTGGGATAACATAGTCAATGTTGGCAACTGAAGTCAAAACCAAGGATGTGCAGGAAACGAATCCTCCACTAAAACCCATGACTGCTCCACTTGCGGTTGAAGGATGAGCAATGCGAAGGGCTGCTTGTGAAGCATTACCTACGATAGTCTTACCGACTAAAAGTGAAGCAATAGCAGCAGAAGCTGAGGTTACGTTTAATACACCTTTGGCTGGATCTTCACCACCGTCTCCGATGATTCTAACTCCGTATTCGTTGTCTTTGTCTACAATTAAGGACATATTTATTTTCTAATTAATAATCAGGCATTAAAAAACCACCGAATCGGTGGCTTCTTGTTTAACAATCTACCTATGATAATTTTATATCCTTTAATCAGGTGTATCAATAGGTTACCCTCCCCAGAATCCAGTGTTGGTCGTCATAAAACCGTTTGCAGCAACCGCACCACCCGTGGCAGTAATCGTAAAAGTCGGTGTAGCCACTATTTGAGCCGCACCTGTTAATACCGCAGCTGGTATTGTAGCTGTAATTGTTTCTGTAGCGGTAATGTTGTAAGTGGCAAATGCAGGTAGCGTAATTGTAGCTACTGTATTGCTCGTTCGCACGACATCGGTTGTTGCAATACCCACCTTGACTACCGCATCCCAACCATTGGCTTCACTTTGAGCAGAGTCTATTCCATCTATTAGAGCTTGTGTATTTGCTGTTGAACCTATCGGACCAGTTCCTGCAGCTATCCAAGTATCACCCGTTAGTGTTAGAATTATTGTGCTTCCTCCTGTTACTATATCTGTTTCCGTATCGTTAGTTACCGTTCCAGTCAAGGCACAAGAACTCCCTGTCTGTAAATGAAAATGGTCGTACCCAAGGGTACTGTCCCCAGGACTCCATGCTCCCCAAGTATTACTTCCTAAAGGGTCAATAACTCTAACTCTCCAGTAATAAGTAGTACCAGGGGAAGCAGTAGCGGTTAAAGCACTTCCTGCTGGTATGGTATAAGTTATTTCATTTCCTGAAGGCCAAGGATGAGGGTCGCCTGTACCTGACCAGTTAGCGTGGTCATCGGTGGAGGAGAGGATGTCAAGGAGAGGAGCAGAAGTGTTTGCTAATCCAGTAAATGATTGACCTCGTGCTTCAAATGTCCCACCACTTCCATAAATAAATACAGCACTTCCAGATTCACTTTCATAAGAAATCTTTTTAACAGTATTTGTATCAAA